ATGCGTAGTTTAATATCCAGGATAAATACATTATGAGCTGGAACAACGGATATAGAAATAACAATAATTTATACAATAGTAGTAAAGGTCAATTGGCTGACTTTTCCCATGCCAGTGAACTTTACATTAAAAACAACTATAGATTAACTCCTAATAGTAAATTTCTATACCATTGTGTTTTTAATATTAATCAAGCTGCACTTGCAAAAGTTGGTATTGGATTAAAAAATTATCTTAATGGCACTGAAATTAATATGTTATGTAAAAGTGCTGAGTTACCTAGCTTTAATATTGCTACAGATACAAAAAATCAATATAATAGAAAAAAGATTATACAGACTAAATTAAATCATTCTCCTGTTAGATTTAGATTTCATGATGATAGAGCAGGTGTTATACTAGCACTATGGGAAGCATATTATAGATATTATTATAAAGACGGACAATATGCAAAATACTCAGCTGGCAATCAACCGGATAACGTAACATTCCAACAATGGTCAAATCTTGATACTTACGAAGTAGGTACACAATATCGTTATGGCTTTGATACAGGCAATAGAGATGATGTACCTTTCTTTAATAGTATTACAATAAATGTATTATCTGGCAGAGATGGAAGAAGCATTCATACAAGTTATACACTAATCAATCCGTTAGTATCTTCGTGGGAGTCAGACGAAGTAGCCCAGGAGTCTTCAGATTTTATGGAATCTACAATGGCTGTTGAGTACGAATCTGTTGTATATAACAGAGGTAACACAACAAGAGATAACCCTGCAGGCTTTGCTGATCCGTCGCACTATGACACTACACCAAGTCCGTTGTATAATCCTAATCAAGATAATTTATACCCGTATCTTACACCATGGGGTAAAGTTTTTGAAGACATAGTTAATGGTGATGTAGGATTAGATACAGTATTACAAGTTATATTAAATTTACAAAACAGTGAATTTGCTACAGCAAACAATTCGGTTCCAGCAGTCAGTAACAATAGTTTAGGTTTTAGTATTCCAAAAAATACAAATTTAAATTTTGGAAACCAAGTTGTACAGAATAATTTAACCGCTTCGCCTACTGTGTCAAAAGCTGACTTAGTAAATAGTTTAACAAATAATCCGGCTGCATTGAATAACTATGCATTTTTAACTGAATTTTCACCGGGTGCAAATGGTGGATTCAACGAAAGAAGAGCAGAATGGGACGCATTGCCAGCTGGTACTAAAGCTGCATTTGAACAAAATGCACTAAACAAACTAAGGTAATAATCATGGCTGAAGAAGATATTAGTACGTCAATTAAAGAATTTTTTGATAGAAATCTAAATGACAAAATTTCATTTAGTTCTAACCAAGTAGACAGTGTAGTTGGATTTTTTAAAAAACGTGGGTTTGATGATGTAGCAGCAACAAATGTAGCAAGTGTTATATTGCAACAAGCCAAAAGAGACAATACTAGTGTTTTTAAAATTGTTGATACATTAAAAGGATTAACAGAAATTCAACTTAGTAATTTAGTTGCAACAATTTTAAATAACAACAGAAGTAAAATTAGCAACATAGGTTTTGGACAAATATCATCTACAGAAACCAAAGATTCGAGAAACGTTAAACTGTAATGGCACATTTTGCACAAGGAAAATATGCATTAAAGAATCCTGAAAAATACATAGGAGGAAGAACACCTACCTATCGTAGTAGTTGGGAATTTGCATTTATGCGTTTTTGTGATTTAAATGAAAACATATCAAAATGGGCAAGCGAAGCAGTACGCATTCCATATAGACATCCTTTTACAGGAAAGTTTACAATATATGTTCCAGACTTTTTTATTGTGTACACAGACAAAAAAGGTAAAGAACATGTTGAACTTATTGAAGTAAAACCAAGTAATCAAACCTTCAAAGAAAATCTAGGACGTAGCAAAGCAAATCAAGCACACTACGTTATCAATCAAGCCAAATGGCAAGCAGCAAGAGCATATAGCAAACAAAAAGGAATCACCTTCAGAGTAATAAATGAAGGAGATATTTTCCACCAAGGAAAACGTAGATAAATAATAGTAGTATATAACGGAAAGCTACTATGACTAAAAAATTAGAAGAAATGTTAAACTTGCCCGACAACGAAGACATTGTCGAAAATTCTAAATCTAAAAAAGAATCTGCTATCATAGAGCAGGAAGATACATTTAGAGATATTGCTGAATTTGATAAAATAGCCAGTGCATTGCCAGCTGTAAAAGGGCTTGGAGAATTAGCAGACAAAGAATTAAACGAAGTGGCTGATAAAGCTATGCAAGCATACGAGGAACTAATGGATCTTGGTATGAACGTAGAAAGTCGTTATAGTGGTAGAGTTTTTGAAGTAGCAGGCGGCATGTTAAAAACAAGTTTAGATGCTAAAGTTGCTAAATTAGATAAAAAACTTAAAATGGTAGAACTACAACTTAAAAAAGAAAAAATGGACAGAGATGCAGGCCAAGGTGACGGCGACTTTGTCAACGGTGAAGGGTATGTAGTAACGGACAGAAATAGCTTGCTGGAACGCCTCAAAGGCATGAATAATGATAAATAATACAAATAGGATCCATTGCAATGAAAAAATTTACAGATTATTTAACTGAGTCTAAAAAGACTTACGAATTTAAAATAGGTATAGCAGGTGAACTGCCAGAAGGATTTGACAATAGTCTCGAAACTGCACTACAGAAGTTTGGACTTGTTAAAGTAACTGCTGGCAAAAAAACACCAATACAAGAACGTCCACTAGACTTCCCACAGTTAGAAAATACAGAAGTTACTTATTGGGAAGCTGAGGTTTCGTATCCTACTACTCCATTAGCATTGCAAGAGTACTTGGGCCATTGCTGTGATGTTCCAAGATATAATGTAATTGTACGTAATCCTAACGAACCACAAGAACTTTATCAAGAAGAAAAAGAAGAAACAGAATATGAAGTTAAGCTAACCAAAGAAGAAATGGAAGGCGAATCAGCACAAGGTAAAGTTGGCGGCAATCATGTAATGGATCTATTAAAAGAATTAGAAGCTGCACGTAAAGAACGTGCAAATGATTATATCGGCGATGCTCCTGTAGGAGAAAGTAAAGATATTGGCGATACCGAAAACTCAAAAAGTGTTGTAGGAGGCTAATATGAAAATCTTCGAAGTCACTAGTAGAACTAAAAAAATAATTAATGAAATTACAGCTGAAGATTTATTAGCAGGTCTTAGAGATCGTTTGACCAGTAGAGATTATAATCGTACTACAAGTTGGATCGAAGATGACTACAATAACTTTGCAACACAAGAAGATGTTGATCGCTTTGTACAAGACGCTGCGGAAGATCATGACAACTTTTGGCAAATGCCATATGCTCGTGCTGCTAGAGAAGCATTGTTTGCTGTAAATGTCAGTGCAGGTTCTGTTGAAAACACTGGTGAACAACCAATTGTACCATTAGATACAGTAACAGACGATCCTGAAGCAGCCAACCAAGCTGCCGCTGATGCAGCAATTGATAGTCGTATGGACGGTGATGCAGCAGCACAACAACCTCTAGCAACAGGTCCACAAAATGGTAGAGGTGGACAAAGAGCATTAGGTATAACACAACCGCAATCGGGTGCAGGCGATGAAGCAGCAGCACAAGCAGCAATAGCACAAAGACAAGGATCGCAAGCAGCAGCAGATGCAGCTGAGCTCAGAAGCATAACACCAGCAACACAAGGTAGATATAGTGTTAGAAGAGAAAACACAGGCGGCCGTCAAATGTTTGCTATTATTGATGGCGAAACACGTATGCCTGCACGTTTAAGAAGTACCAATGTATATTATAATACACAGGAAGAAGCACAGGCAGTAGCAGATAGATTAAATCAAAACAATGTTCAAACTGTACCACGTGTAGGTGAACCAGGAAATGAAATTCCAGGTCAAACTAGTGCAGCACCACAGACATCGCCAAGACCGCAACCTAGACCAGATATGAACTTGCAAGGACCAGCAGGCGGTGATATGAACTTGCAAGGACGTACTGCACAGGCAGCAGCAAATGCACAAGATTTTACATTAAGTGGAAATTTGCGTAGAGGTAGTAGTGGTCCAGAAGTTGAGCAATTACAACGTGCATTAGGTTTCCAAGATGCAGAAATTGATGGACGTTTTGGTCCAAGAACAGAACAAGCTGTAAGAACATTCCAACAAAACCAAGGACTACAAGTAGATGGTATTGTTGGTAGACAAACTTACAACAAGATCTTACAAACAAGAGAAGATCCAAGAGCACAGCGTAATGCAGGTGTAGGAAGAATTGGTCAACCAACACAACAAAATCAAAGTAAAAACAATACCGGTAATAAATTAACAGAAGCAAAAGAAATTTTACGTGTAACAAAATTAGCAGGAGTTCCAATGAGAGATATTATGAATATAATTACTGAGGCTAATCTCAGTGCAGATGAAATTAGACAGTTGGCTCAGAGATTGGATGACGAAGACTTTACTGCCCTACAACAAGCTAGATCAGGTGCCGGTGCTGCTGCTACCGCTGGTAACGCACAAAGATTAGAGGTATTAGATCCTCAACCTCCAGGTTACGGTTTTGATCAAGGTCAGGTGTTAGCTAGAAACAGCGAAGGTAGAATTTATAATATAAATGTTAGCAGAGAAGTAAGAATACCTTTTGGATCTTCACAAGGACAAGCTGGATACAGAGCAAACTCAATTCCAGGTACATATCAATATGATCCTGCTAATCCACAGGCTCCTGGTATGCAAAATGCTGATAACATTTATATTCCTAAAGATCAGCTAGGACAACGTGGAGGGCAACTCGCAGCCCCAGAGCCAGAAAGACAAAGACAAAGAAGTGATGCTCCACAACCTACAGGACCTTTTACACAAGATCCAGAAGCAGGTGATGGTCCAGAACCAAGTCAAACACCAGACGATTTTAGACTTACACAAACCCTTCGTAGAGGAAGTAGAGGTGAACAAGTAAGACAACTACAAACTGCTTTAGGAATGACTGGAAATGAAGTAGATGGTGTATTTGGACCTGCAACAGAACAAGCAGTTAGACGTTTCCAACAGGATCGTGGTATACAAGTAGATGGCATTGTTGGACAACAAACTTATAATTCTATCTTAAGTACAAGAGAAAATCCAAGAGCACAAAGAAATGTTGCACCAGGTAGAATTGGTCAACCAACACAACAAAATCAAAGTATAGATATGACAGGAAAAGAAATGGCAAAATTAGATGAAGCAAGTTTAACAGTAAATGGTTCAGCAAGCGAAATTTCAGAGCTAATGCGTATGATGCAATTAGCAGGTGCACCAAGTGCAAAACCTGTCGACAGTGACGATATTAGTAGTCACATACACAACCCAGAACCATCACCATGCGGTGCTAAACCAGAACCGAGCATGGGAGATATGATTAGCATGATCAGCAAAGAAGAGGAAGAAGTAGATGGCGACTTCCAAGATGCTACAACTGAACCAGATAACTATTATCAAGATGTAAGTGCTAGTATTCCTTCGGGCAATGATTTAAACAGACCTAAAGATCGTAAAGCAATACGTACAGTTGATCCTGCATTAGAAACAACTTTAAAAGATAGTTTGTTACAAGCATATGAAGGCAAGTACAAATCGGATGCACAGCGTAAAGCTATTTGGGCATCTAAATCAGAAAAGAAGAAATAATATAAACTCCCCCAAACTCAATAGCACCTACGGGTGCTATTTTTTTGAGTAAATATAGTATGAGTAAAAGTTTAGACGGCGTTTTAACTAAAAAAGCCAATCAAAAAGAAACCTATACAGAATCACAAATACAGGATCTATTACAATGTATGGATCCTGATGTAGGATATCTGTATTTTGCAAGACATTTTGCACATATTCAACACCCTGTAAAAGGCAAACTAATATTTGATCCTTTTGAATATCAGTTAAGATTAATGCATAGTTATCACAACTATCGCTTTAATATCAATATGATGCCTAGACAAACAGGCAAAACTACTTGTGCTGCCATTTACTTGGCATGGTATGCAATGTTTAAACCTGACCAAACTATTCTAATTGCAGCACACAAGTACACTGGTGCACAGGAGATTATGTCACGTATACGTTATGTATATGAACTTTGCCCAGACCATATACGTGCAGGTGTTACTAGTTATAACAAAGGCAGTATGGAATTTGAAAATGGTTCACGTATTATAAGTCAAACAACTACAGGCACTACAGGACGTGGTTTGTCTATCTCACTACTATACTGTGACGAGTTTGCGTTCGTGCAACCTAACATTGCAGAAGAGTTTTGGACTTCGATTTCACCTACACTAGCAACTGGTGGTCGTGCTATTATTACAAGCACACCTAACAGTGACGAAGATACATTTGCTACTATTTGGAAACAAGCAGAACAAAAGTTCGACGAGTATGGTAACGAAAGTGACATAGGTGTTAATGGTTTCCATGCATTTAGAGCACACTGGGCTGAACATCCAGACCGTGACGAGGAATGGAAGAAAAACGAAATTGGTCGCATTGGCGAAGAAATGTTTAGACGAGAATACGAATGTGAATTCTTAATCTTTGACGAAACACTCATCAACAGTTTAAAACTTGCTGTACTAGAAGGGATTGATCCAAAAATTAAAATGGGACAAGTGCGTTGGTATAAAAAATTAGATCCTAAAAAATCATATGTTATCGGACTTGATCCTGCAATGGGCACCGGCGGCGACCATGCAGCAATACAAGTTATTGAATTACCAACATACGAGCAAGTAGGTGAATGGCAACACAATACCACAGCAATACCGGGCCAAATAAGAGTATTAAGAGATATATGTACATACATTGCCAGCGAAACAAACAATACCAGTAACATATATTGGAGTGTAGAAAACAACGGTATCGGTGAAGCAGCATTATTAGTAATACAAGATTTTGGTGAAGAAAATATTCCAGGATTGTTTATTAGCGAACCTATACGCAAAGGTCATGTACGCAAGTTCCGCAAAGGATTTAACACAACTCATAGCAGCAAAGTTACAAGTTGTGCTAGACTAAAAACAATGATAGAAAATGATAAACTTATTATTAGAAGCAAAGCATTAGTAAGTGAACTAAAAGCATTTGTAGCAAGCAGTAGTAGTTTCCAAGCAAAACCAGGACACAGTGACGATTTGGTTAGTGCATTAATACTAACACTAAGAATGATGAGTGTAATGAAAGATTGGGATCCTACAGTGTACAATACTTTCAGTCAAATTGAACAAGATGATGATTACGAAATGCCCATGCCGATATTCGTAAGTAGCAGTTATTAGATAAATAATATACAATGATAAAATTAGACGCAATAGCAGAACAACTTTTTAACAAAATTAGAGGACGCTTTCCTGAGGTAACAATAGGTGACGAGGAAGGCACAATTACCAACGAGCCTGCATTGGCTAGATATTTTGATTTTGCATATACTGTAGGCAATAATGAAAGTATTGGTAAAATTAGTATCAGTCTTGATGAAGAAGAAGGACTTACTGTAATTTTTAGTAAGGACTTTGTAACTGAAGCAATTAAAGATGACTGGTATAGATTTTTAAAAGAACTTCGTGAATTTAGTAAAAAGCGTCTAATGAAGTTTGAAGTAAGAGATATTAACAGATCAAACTTAACTAAAAGAGATTACAAATTTTTAGCTGCAAATCGCTCTGGAGAAAACACAATGGCCGAATCAAAAATGTATGGAACAACTAAAACTAGTTTCCAAAAGATAGGAAATGCACGTTTAGCTATCAAGCATACTGCACCTATTAACACCGAAAGTGCAACTGGTAGATCACAGAAAATTAAAAGCATCTACATCGAGTCGCCTGAAGGTGAAAGATTTAAATATCCTTATAAGCATCTAAGTGGTGCTAGAGCAATGGCAGTACATGTAAGCGAAGGCGGCAATGCATATGACGATTTTGGCAAATACATTAGCGGACTAAGCGAAGAATTAAGTAAACTACGTAAATTTAACCAATACATGAGTCGTAGTAGTGTTATGGCCGAAACACTATCTACATATACAGACATTGTTAAAGAGCGTGTATCAACAATTAAAAAAGAAATTTCTAATCTACAAAAACCAGCATACTATAAAGAAACATTTGAAACATTTGAACCAAAGATTGTTGAAGATGTTCCAACTGATGTACAAGATGCTTGGGTAGAACAATTAACTATTAAGCAATTCAATGAAGAACTAAAAGATGTATTTCCATATGTTTATAACTTAGTAGGCGAAAACACTGTTAAAGAAATTAAGCTAGAAGATATTATTAGCGAAGGCCCAGCAGTAACTGAACCAACAGGCGATGCAGGCCAATATCCAGAAGTTAACTTTAATCCACGTGCAGGCCACATGGATCAACCAATGCATCCACAAAATGCTGGATTAACTAGAGATAACCCAGGAAGTGAAAACTATATTGTACAAGCAGGCGATACTGTGTATGCAATATCAAAAAGATTTGGTGTAGCAGTAGAAGACATTATTGAAGTTAACGGACTAGACGACAAAGGCTCAATAAGAGTAGGTGATGAATTAGTTATTCCTACAGTAGGCGAAAGTCTAATAACAAAAGCATTTGAAGCAGCTATAGAAAAAGTATTAGGTCAATTTAGCGAATTAAAAGAAGCAGAAGGATGTCCTTGTAATACTCCTCCAGGCGGTAAATGCACATGCCCTGCAGATTGCAAAGACTGTAACTGCAAAACAAATGAAGGCAACGCATTTGCTCACGCAGTACGCCAAGCCAAAATGAATGGCAAGGAAAAAGGCGACAAAGTACAAGGTCCAGACGGTGACGAGATTACAATTGAAAAAGATCAAAAGGCACCACTAGGCGAATTTATACTTTCATATTTTGATCGTGCAACAGGCCAGTTTCCAAAAGGTCCAACAGCCGTACTTACTATGGTAGAAAAAGAATACGGAGAACAATTTGTAAGGCCAGCACACGAGTTCATAGAACGCATAGACGCAAAAGTCGCAGAAGTAATGGGCTACAGAGAGGCAGAAGAAGAAGTTTATGATTCTTCAGAACTAGATAGAATTTCATCGTTAGCCGGTTTAAAATAATCGGCTAACATATTAAAAATCTTGCAAAAAACAGTTGACAAGATAAATAAACTTGTGTAGTATTATAACTGTGCTACACATTAAAGGCACAAATGCATAGGCAACATTATAGGAGGCAATACTATGGCATCATTAGCAGAAATCAGAGCAAAGCTCAAAGAACAAGAAAACCGTGCAGGTGGTAATACTAACACTGGTGGCGGTGACAACGCAATCTACCCATTTTGGAATATGAAAGAAGGCGATACGGCAACGTTACGCTTTTTGCCTGATGGCGACAACTCAAACACTTTCTTTTGGAAAGAGCGTTTGATGATCAAACTTCCATTTGCTGGTGTAAAAGGTGAAACAGATTCACGTCCAGTACAAGTACAAGTTCCATGTATGGAAATGTATGGCGAATCATGCCCGATTCTTTCGGAAGTACGTGGTTGGTTTAAAGATCCGTCACTAGAAGACATGGGTCGTAAATATTGGAAAAAGCGTTCTTATATCTTCCAAGGCTTTGTTGTTGATGATCCACTTAAAGAAGATTCACAACCTGATAATCCGATTCGTCGTTTTATTATTGGACCTCAGATCTTCCAACTAATCAAAGCAGCACTTATGGATCCTGATATGGAAGAACTACCAACAGATTACACTGCTGGTGTTGACTTCCGTTTATCAAAAGGTTCAAAAGGTGGTTACGCAGATTACGGTGCAAGTAACTGGGCACGTAGAGAGCGTCCGCTAGGTGATGCAGAGATGGCAGCAATCAACAATAACGGATTGTTTAATCTCAATGACTTCCTTCCTAAAAAGCCAGGTGATGTAGAACTTAAAGTTCTTACTGAAATGTTCGAAGCAAGTGTGGATGGAGAGGCATATGATCCAGATCGTTGGAGTCAATACTTCCGTCCAGCAGGTATGGCAGCACGTACTGGTGATCCAAACACACAGAACAATACTCCGGCACCTGCACCGCAACCAGCAGCAGCACCAGTTCAAGAAACTGTAAATGACACTGGTTGGCAAGATCCAGCACCTGCTCCAGCAGCACAACCTGCTCCAGCAGCAGAAGCAGCACCAGCAGAAAATAGTGGTGGTGCACAAGACATTCTTGCAATGATTAGAGCACGTCAGAATCAGTAAAAACAATGCTGTAGGCTTGTAATGCAAAAAACAAGTCTACAGCCTTTAACGGCTTTTTAGAATAGGAGATATACATGGCTACTAAGGCATTCGATCCCTCAAAGTTTCGAAACAGTTTAACTAAATCTATTAAAGGTATGAGTGCAGGCTTTAATGATCCACAGGATTGGATCAGCACAGGCAACTATGCACTCAACTATCTGCTCAGTGGAGACTTCCGTAAAGGTATTCCACTTGGCAAAGTGAGCGTGTTTGCAGGTGAATCAGGTGCAGGCAAGTCTTACATTGTGTCTGGTAATATTGTAAAGTCAGCACAAGAGCAAGGCATCTTTGTTGTGCTCATTGACAGTGAAAACGCACTTGACGAATCTTGGCTACACGCACTAGGCGTAGAGACTACAGAAGATAAACTTCTAAAACTTAACATGGCAATGATCGATGATGTTGCTAAAACTATTTCAACATTCATGGACGATTATCGTGGAATGAACGAAGAAGATCGTCCTAAGGTGTTGTTTGTAGTTGACTCACTAGGTATGCTTATGTCACCAACTGAAGTTAATCAGTTTGAAGCAGGTGATATGAAAGGTGATATGGGTCGTAAGGCTAAAGCACTTAAAGCACTTGTAACTAACTGTGTTAACATGTTTGGTTCGTTCAATGTAGGCATGTGTGTAACTAATCACACTTATGCATCACAAGATATGTTTGATCCGGACGATAAGATTTCAGGCGGTTCGGGCTTTGTGTATGCAAGTTCTATGGTTGTAGCAATGAAAAAGCTAAAACTAAAAGAGGATGCAGACGGCAACAAAACTTCACAAGTACATGGTATTAGAGCAGCGTGTAAAGTTATGAAAACACGTTACGCTAAACCCTTTGAAGCAGTGCAGGTTAAGATTCCATACGAAACAGGTATGGATCCGTATTCAGGTATGTTTGATTTGTTGGAAGGCAAAGGCTTGCTTGAAAAACAAGGCAACCGTTACAAGTATATCGACAGTAACGGTGAAGAAACACTAGAATATCGTAAAAACTGGACAGGTGAACTACTCGAAATGATCATGTCGGATCTACCAGCAAAAGAAGCACAATTGGTAAATATCGACAATACAGACGAAGAAGCTGTAATTGATCATAACGAGGAGTTAGTCGATAATGAATGAAGAATTTGTTGCTGATATTTGGACGCTATTTAAACCATACTTTGATAAAAAACATATCGAAATGGCAGCTGAAAAGTTTGTGGATGTTATTATAGATTACGGTCTTGATGACACACAACTTCAAGACATGCTTGGAACTGACAAGCATCTTGACGCTGCTATACAATATTATCTTGAGATGGATGAAGTAGATCCTGATGCATATGATGAATGGGATGATTAATGGGATGGTATAGTCAAGTAAGTCGTGATATTACACAAATACCCGCGGCTGTACAGCACTTTGAATCCGAACTAATTGAAGCAAAACGTGAATGTAATATCAGTGGCAGTATTGAAAAAGCTGCCGCTGCTATGCCAGGCATTGTTGAACATCGTTTCAATCAACTGCAAGAAATTGAAGCAATACTTGAATATTTAAATATTGAGCTACGTAAATTGCGTAGCTCATATTTTAAAAAATATCTTGAAAACTACCAACGTGCATTAAGCAGTCGCGATGTAGAAAAGTATGTTGACGGCGAACAAGATGTATGTGACTATGAAAAAATCATTAACGAGTTTGCTCTTGT